TTGTTGGAATGAACCTGAGTTCTTTGTGAGTTCGAAACCGAAGACGGTGATCGCAGTTCCCGCAGCAACTACACCCGCCGTAATAGTCCCCCAATCAGTCGCGTCGAATTGCTTAATCCAAACGCGCTTGATTCCTCCTATTTTGTCTTTGCAGGGAAACGCCCTGCCGTTGATTGTTAATGTACAAGCCATATGATAGAGGAATTAAGGGGAGGGATTTAAGCCCCTCCCCGATTAATTAGGGTGTCGTAAACTCTTGTCGCCATACAGCTAAACCGTCCAAGTCAACGATTTGAGTACCGCCTGAGAACTTTATGATCACACGAGTCACATCGTCTCCCGTTACACCCGTCAAATCCAAAACAGAAGCTTGGATGTGATCCGTCAACAAGTCCGTACCGAAGTACAAGTTGTCAATCTTGGAAATGAGCAACGCATTATCAGGGAATCCGCCCGGGGTAATGATATCGTAGCCTGCATAACGAGCAACCAAACCGTCATTCAAGAAAGGCAGGTCGTATGTAGCAGCCAAAGCTTGATAGTACAACTGAGCAGAACCGCGGCTCATGAAAATCTTTGTGTTTGCATCTCCGGCAATCGTTGAAGGTGCGCCTTCTCCGCCTCCGGTGATAAGTGCTAAAGCGTCAAGAATACCGGTTGAGGTAGAACCAACGGTTGCAGCGGCCAGAGGTAAAGTGTCCACAGTCTCACGGTCGGGTGCGCCGTCTACGATGTTCTTCAAAATTCCGTTAAAGCTCGCGTATGCTGGAGTCGCTGCGGTATCGTTCACGAAGTTACCCGCCCAAATGTTATGCTCTACACCTTCAGCAACTTTCGCAGCTACGTATTGAGCGACGTATGTGGTAAAGTCAGCAGGAGCTGCTGAGGATTGTCCTCGCATCTGCATTGCCTCCCAAGTTTGACGAAGGTCATCATTACAAACTTGCTCGTTTACTTGGAGCGAGTTAGTAGCCAAAACAGCTTCGCCTAAAGTCAAAGAGCCTGAACCCGTAAATTCACAAGTAGCAGCGGCAAGCACTGTACCGGAAAACTTTCGAAGAACCGCTTTCGAGCGTACGTTTTCAAGAACAGAAATATATCCGTTCGCAATTGTGTCAGCGGATAAAACCGCTGCGGCAACGTAGGGACGAGCCGCTTCTCCGGCATAAGTGCCTGGATGAGTAATATTAGCGTTAGCCATTATTTTGAGAATTGATTGTGGATTGCGGCAACGCGCTCCGTGATTGATAACTTTGAAAGGTCGACAGGCTGCGCCACTTCCATTTTGGGAGCACGAGAGATTGTCTTGGTGGTTTGTTTGCTGAGTTCGGTGATCTTGTTGTCACGTTCCTCAATCTGAGAAGAGAATTCTTTTTTGGCTTCAGAGACTGCGTCAGCAATCATTGAGGCAACAGCGTCACGAGTCAACACCTCAGAAGATGCCTCTACTTCTTCGACTTCTTCTTCAACCACTTCTTCAGCGGGAGCTTCAGCGTCTTTTATCTCAGAGACATTACCTTCAGCGACGACGAGCAAAGATCCGTCTTCGAGTTGATAGTCTCCATCTGGAAGAGGGATGCGTTCGTTCTCGTCGTTAGTAACGAAAACAGCGACACCGACAGCGAATGCGTCTGCGTCTGTCATGATTTCTTGTCCGCTTTCTAAGACGGCCGTAGCCATCAGCGAAACTTGTTCCTCCTTTTCTTCGACAGCGAGTTCTACGCTGTACTTTTCGAAGAGGTCGGAGATGCGTTCTTTTAGATTCATCTTCTGGGATTTGTATTAATAACGATTTAAAGGGGTCAATCCTTACTCGTAATGCGATTTTTTAGGTAATCTATCGCTAGTTCCTTTTCGATGTCTGTAAGAAGCTCTAAATCGCTTGTGATGGGTTTCTGTTGAGAGAGTTCAAACTTGTTTGCGAAATACCCCTCTATCGAGAAGCCTTTGACGCTGCCCTCCTTCACAAACTTTTCCCAAATAGCGTCGTTCTCTACCTTCATAGAAACCATCCAAGTGCCGACCGGGACATCAAGTCCGTAAATACGGCTTTTGTCCTGCTCTCCTTCGACGATCCAACTCTCGACAAGGTGCAAGCCGTTGATAGCGTGTTCGTGCTCAAGGGTGGCGTTGGCTTGATTGCCGTTTTTGAAGTATAACTCCATAGCCCGTCGCACGGTCTTCTTGGAGAAGTACACGTAATACTCCTCTTCGTCGGTTTTGCGGTAGATGGGTTTGTCGGGAATGAGAGCCGCACCCATTACGATGCGTTTCTCTTCGTCCTGAGTTTTGAAAGTAAACTCTTGAGACTTCATCGCTACCCAATCGCTCTCAATGGCGGGGTGTTCTACTAATGACAAAGCGTCGACCCCGTAGAGTTCCGCTTCTTCATCAATTATTAGTTCAATTATGTTCATCCTACTAGTGCTGCTTGGTCGTTAATTTTTTGATTGGCTTGCTGAGAGTTAGAAACCTCTGAAGCGATGACGTACGTTCTGAATCCATCCTGCCCAGCTTCACCTCCTAAGAAGGAGAGGTCGAGCTGTGGGGCTGTTGGTGTTGGTAGCCCTGCGGCTCCTCCTCCACCTCCTGACGGTGCGGGAGGGGGTGACCCTGCACTCTTAAAACGGCTCTTTGCAATGGTTGCGATTTGCACGCCTCCCATTATTCCTGCTAAAAGTGCTCCCGGTATTGCAGCAAGTCCAGCCAGACCTCCATTTTTTGCGGGGTCGAGTGCCCCGGCAACCGCTCCGGCGGTGCTGATAATAGCGGAAACAAGTCCAAGAGCTTTGTTTCGTTGGAATGATTTCTTTCGTTGCTTCTCAGAGTGACCCGAAAACGCCTCGTTTAAAGCGGATAACGCTCCTAGTGTATTTGCAGCAATTTGAATTCGTGCATCAAAGACGGCTTTTGCATTCGCCTTATCAATATCATCATACTTTGAATTGATTGCTTCAAGTTCTATTCTTTGTGCTTCCTCAACACCGACTAAGATTTGACCGTTCAGCCGTGCCTCCTCTTGAAGGGCGAGATACTTATCCTTTACCTTCTGAATCTCTCTGTTTTGACCCGCCTCAACTATCTCATCGATTTGGGATTGTCGACTTATAACATCGTTGATTTGCTCCTCACTAAGCGCGTTGAGTTCTTCTTGCTTTGCTATCTGCTCATTTTGAAGCCCTATGATAGAGGTCATCAACTCCGTCTGCACAGCCGCACTTGACTCCGCAGCTTCAGCCGCTGCAATACGTGCCTCTGCAAGTCGGTCTAGTCTTTCGACCGTCTCGCCTTGCATCTCGATTTCTCTTTGAACTAAAGCGACCTCCCGGTTGGCAATGGCTTCTCTTTTGTCGGCGAACTCTTGATCTAAATCTGAAGCCCTTTGAGCCGCTTCAACGCGCTCCTCAATCGAGAGTCTTTCGTCGTCTCTCTTCTGTTTGAGTTGTTCTATCTCTGCCCGTGCTTGAGCGTACTCAACATTCAAGTCGCGCTGTTGATCCCGAAGTCTTTGCTGCGCTTTTACAAGGTCATTCGAAGAGCTGATTGCGGTCTTTGTAGAATCCACGAAATCGGTTGCAAATTTGCCGATGGCTTCACCTGCCGCCGCTATTTTATCCGTCACGTTCTCAACTCCAAGAACCATTTTTCCCGCTGCGTCTGCGGCTACCTTTCCAGCTTCCGCGAATTCACCTTTGAATACAAGACTGATTGCTTTGCCGATAGCAGGTAGAAACTCCAAAATACCCTCGAAGCGGTTGATGATGTTCTCCTTGATAATTTTACCAAAGTTCTTCAGCGTCTCCACCGGGTTATTGAAGGCATTTATCAAAGCGTCTCCCAACGGCTCAACAACTTCAAAAAGCGTATTGATAACCGCACCAATTCCCGCAAAGACAACCTCCAGAGCTTCCGCGACTTTCTTGTTCTCTGTGAATTTTTCAATCAGTTTGGCTACAATACCGACAAGCAAACCAATGCCCGTCGCTTTGATAGCTCCTCCGATAGCGTTGAACCCAATCGACCCCGCTTTGCCCGTCGCTTTTAAACCCGCCTCAACCTTTTTCGTGCTTTGGGCAGTTTCCTCGATTTTATTATCTACGCCCTCAAGCCCCGAAACGATTTCGTCAAGTGACTTGGTAACCTCTCCCGTGTCCGTTTTGTACGTTAAGAGAATATCTTGAGAAGCAGCCATTGGATGAGTTTAAATGCAGCGAAGAGATAAGCGGAAACAAAGAGAATAGCGACAACCCAATCAAGAACCTTGAACCAAAGCGGGACATGAACCTTCTCCCCTTTGTTTTGTAGCAATTGAATGGCCTCTCCTATATAACGGTGATTGTCTAAATTCCTCATTGCGGTGAGTTTTGCCAACATTCCGAAACATCAACCCCACCATTTCGTGAAACAAATTGATATCCGTATCTCTCGCAGCAGTTTTGAGGTACGCTTGATGAAATTGTTCCGGTTGTGTTTTGAAAAGATAGCTGGCCAGTTTTCTCTACTGAATACGGCAACCAAACGCAATCCCGAATATCTCCGAGTATTTTTAACATTTCCACCTTCACGAGATCTGTAGTTGTTGCGTCATAAGAAATTGATAGAATCCTCCAATACGTGTCCTTTATAAATATCTTATCCGAAAACTCAACATTGGCTAATTCGCTTCTTGTGAGCGTGAAGTAAGCTGTTAGCTTTCGAGCATCGGAAGAATACAACTCATTGACCCAAGGCCTCGAGTATTTATAGTACAGCGTGTTTAATGGGCTAACTAGCAAGCTTCTGAATGGGCGCTCCGTTCCGTATAGCAAAGATTTATCATTGAGCCCGATTGTTGTTCTATCTTCACTGTATTCACTAAATTCAGGGAACTTTGAAAGCGCTTGATTTGAGTAATACCAGTCACCCGAATTGTTGTATCCATTCCAATAAGCAAGACGGGGTCGAGGGTCTTTGATTGATTTGTCTTGGTCTGTGGTATCAACTACCATCCGATGAATGATAAAATCAGTATCGGGAACGAACGAAGTGACGAAAGGAGCGAAAGGTGCTTTTATGGTGTTATCGCCAGAAGCAAAGTCGTTCAAAGGATCGTCCACCCTATACCGCCCATATACTCTGCCCGCGTTCTTTTGAACTAAGCTGTTGACAAAATCCTTTCCCTCAGACATTTTCCATTCGTATTGCCTCGCTTGCAGGTCTGTTGTCGGCTCGACTTGGATATCTTTGGAAAGGTCAATCTTATTTGTCCAATCTATCTTGTCTCCCGATGCGAGGTAATCCCCAAGCGGTTCGATGTAGAGGTGCTTGGAGTTGTTTCGGTCTGGGATGAACACGAGGTTAAACATCTTCTGAAGTCCTGAAACAAAGTCGATTTGTTTCATAACGGGCATATTGGCATTTGCTGTCCAAGCCGTTCCCGCTAAAGCCGTATTATATAACTCAAATGATGTTGTGGGGAAACTTATTAACCCCGTGCCTTCAAGAATTGCTGTATCGCTCCCCGTGTGAAAATGAAACCTGACGTCTGCCGTGTCTCCTGAATCCATTTGTATACCTGGAGTAAATAATATATATCCGGCAAACGTCTGTAATTCCGATGGCTCGCCTTCTAAAACAGTAGCGTATTCAAGGCCATTGATAAACAAAGAAATGTGAAACTCATGGTTTGTTGGCAAGGTGTCTATCTTGACCCTGACCTTAAATTGATACAACCCATCGAACGGAGCTGTAAAAACTCCGCTAGAGACATTGCTGCCATTATCAAAGAAAGCGCCTCCTTCGACAAACGCTGTGATTGTCTGCCACCCCGTGCCCGTCACGGTAAGGTTAGAACCCAATCCCACATGAAACAAAGCTTGTTCTTCTGCGGTTACTGTTTGATTTATTTCACCTCCCGCGTTGCACATGAGATACAAATCACGTTCGCTATCAATAAAGGTGGAATCGAAGGTGTATCCGGCGCCCGTTAATATGGCCGTCAGCATTTCTTTAACGCGCAGGAAACCCGTGACTTCATATGTAAAAACTCCGTTTGCAGTCGTTGACCAAACATCAGAACCACTCCAATTTTGACCCCTATCAACGATACCAAAACGAACGGGTAAATCCGAACCCGTCCAAGTGGCTAAAACATTGGTGTAATTTATGGTTTCTGTATAGCTCGATAAGTCCGCATCTGTGAGCATAGCATTTCCGATATCCCGCGAGAGGTTAGCCGTCTCCCCAAATACCACGAGCTCAACGTCGGCATACTTTCCCTTCTGGATGTATACGTTCTTAACTTGTGCAAAGCCCCGCATGACGGGAATCGTATTGTACGAAAGTTCCGCTTCAACCTTGATTTTTGGATCCCAAGTGGTAATAAGACCAAACTCGTTAACCGCGCCGAAGTAGTCCTGATTCTTTTTGGTCAGAGGTACACGGAAAGTCTTCGAGAAACTCGAAGCCGCAGAGTTGATTTTTTGGAGGTCGCTGAATTGATACGAGAGGTTAACCGGCTCGTTTTGATACAGTTCGATATCGTTGTCTGCGAGGGTGAGTCTTAGCATCGGATAAGTTGTGCGAGTTCGACGTTAATTGTAGCGATATAAACCTTCGACGTTGTATCGGATTCCACTTGTAGAGAGGACTCTTTCAAGGTCACGGGAACCCAAAAGCCATCGATACGTGCCATGATATTTTTTGAACGGAAACAATACTGAAATAGATCGTATTCCTCAGAGGTCAAAATGCCATTGAGTTGATACATCTCTTTAGCCTCGACTTGGTACGGTGTGATTTCTCTATCCGTTGCCCCGAAGTTGAATCCAGCCGCGCTATAGTCTCCGATTTGCTTTCTGTATGTCTTCTCTTCGCGTGTTACCGTCTTGAGCTTCCGACCATCGAAACGGAGGTAATCCCATCCGCCCCGTGTATTTGCCCAAGCAAGCTGAACGGCTGCATTTTTAACGGGTCGGCAATTGTTTGTAAATCGGTATTTGTTTCCCTTCTGCAAAGATGACCCCATCGGGATAACCTCGTAATAAAGCCAACCGCCGCTGATGTTGTTTAGTGCGTTTGTAAGAGCTAATAGAGAGGCCGGGAAGAAAGAACCGTACAACACCGTTCCGTAGTAATACGTCGTCGCGGATGCACCGGGCGTGAATCCTCCGTTGGTCGGGTTTATGGTATACCCAAGCGTGTCGGTTGTAGTTCCGTCCGCTGAGTATATATTGATGAGAATATCCTCCACAAGAGATCCCGTATCGTCGGTATTTATAAAGGTCAAAACCCCCGTATCTTCAATACCCGCTGTGATGTGAATGATATCGCTCTCAGGTTCTCTATCGGTCAGCCAAAACTTCTTTGTCGAAGCCGTTCCATAATAATCCGCGAACGAGGGGTCTAGTCCCGCACTTATCTGCTCGTATCCGTCAATCAGCCAAATATTTGCGGAGTCCTCAAGAGATGATTCAGTAGAGCCGTCCCAATATCGAAGCTCAACCGTGTACTTGTTTACATTGCCGTTGGACTTCGTGAAAGCCTTGTTGTTGAGCGAGTGGATGACGTTTGTCAATCCGTACTTTCGAGGGTCTACCGCTACCCGTCCGCGAACAACTTCTCCTAAGTCAAAGACACCGGTGTCGAGTACGTTAGGAGTGATGTAAAACTTTCCAATTTGCACGGCGTTTTCAAGCACGGTAATGACATAGCGGTACGCATCGGTCACCGTGCCTTGCTCAACCATATCAAAGATGAGCTTCTGTCCTGCGGGTTTCCATAGACCCGACGGGATTTGATTAAATTCAGCCATCAGTTCGTGATTGTAATGTTTCCTAGTTTTGCTTTCAATTTGCCCGCTATATCCTCAGCTACGGCATCCCCGAATTTGGCTTCATATCGCTTCGACACCGCTGCATAGGCTTTCTCGTAGAACCGAAGACCAACGATCCCGCGTTTCTTTACCGAGCGAGCTATTAAAAACGCTGCGGATTTGATGTTGCTCTCGCTTTGTTTCTTGAAGCGTCCCTTCTCATCTCTGAGCTTGATTCCTTTCTGCTTTATCCACTTGACAAAGACAGAAGAAGGAGGTTGCTTCCTATACGTGAAGGGTGACTTCTGGTTCTTCTGTGTTCCGTTTACTCCGAAGTGAATGAAAGGAGCGTATTTCGCCGCCTTCCCTTTAGCTCCGAAGGTGACTTCTCGGATATCGTTTCCACGTACTCGAATCTTATAGGATAGCGACCGCTTGAGCTGACCCGAAGCGACTCCGTAGTTCTTATTCTTTCCAATCTTGCGACCACCGAGATGACGCTTTGCGCTCTTGACGATATCATCGGAGAACGCTAGAAGGACTTTATTGAGTTCGCTCATAGTTCGGGATCTTCAGGAAACCAACCTAGCTCGACCATTTCCTCGTATGTCCTCACCGTCGTCGTACTTGGAACGATAGCCCCAAACGGGAACGATTGCGAGTTGAGAACGTAGGAAGACAATTCACGTACTTCGATTTCTGTAAGTTCCGTCATAAGCGAAATAAGACGTTCTAACGTAGCCAATGGACTCACGGGTATGTTGTATTCGGTATCCACTTGTAAAGCGAACTGCACCCCGTCAGGATGCTTTACCATGCCGAACACCTTCCCATCGTGTTGATAGGGTTCTTGTGTTGCAAGTGGTGCGGTCACGCAGTATAGTTCGCGGCTGATTCTTTCCGCGCGTTGCTCGCTTGACAAAACGCCTTCAGGGAGTACGATGATATAGCCGTTCATATTGTTATGTCGTAGAAGGTTGCAATGTTGGTTTCAATGTTTGTGCGGACGCTGGATTTGTTCGTTTCGTAAATCACAACCTCCTGAAGGTTACCGTTTAAAAATACGCCTGTATTTCTTCGCCCTAATGCAAGCGAATCAAACGCGTCTGTTTGTAAAGTTGCGTCGGTAACGGCAGTCGCTCCATTAACTGCCAATTCACTTGTGGAATCGTTTGCTGCATAGACCAAAGATTGCACTGTCGTATCAGTCGAAAAGGGTAGATTGACATTGTTGCGCAATTGATAGCTGGTGCTGCTTTGACTTCTTAGAAATTCGCTATTCCCTGTTTCAGAACCAAACACGCACCCCGTCCCTGTTGCTGTTGCAACTGAAAACGTGCCTCGAATCAGAAGGTCGACACCCGTTAAAAGTGCGTCATCCGTTCCATCAAACTCCACCGCAGGCTTCCCGTTTTCCACTATCACCGCACCGCTTGAAACGATTTGAGGTTGTGAACCCGTAGCCGTCTGCGTCGCGTCGTTGCTGTTGCCGCTTTGGTCATACCAAGTCTTTACGAACGCATCTCCCGTACCTGCGAAATCCAAAAGCGAAACGGTATCGAGTTCACCGAATACGTTGAATCCTATATCTTGCTCGGTGTTGTCTGACGACCTACGGACGCGGATAGCTGAACCCGTATACGTCGAATCCAAAAGCCTCAAAGAGTACGCGGCTGCTGCTCCCGTGTACGTGTCGAGGAGTGGCGTGTTTTGGGTGAAGTAGTCGCCAACGTTTTCTTCAATGGATGTTTGGTCTGTGCCTGATTTGTCGGAGTCGTAAATAATTAACTCTTGCACAGTACCATTCAACTCGTTGTCTATCGCGTCAGGTCTTGCGCCAATAACGTATCTATCAATCGTTTCGGACAATGTATTGTTAACAGACGCGCCCGAACTACCGTTTAGGTAATTGGTTAAAGTTGAGCCGCTGTGTATGGAATTGAATAAAAATGGAGTCCCATAAGTAAAAGTGAGCGGGCTTACAAAGCTTCCAACATAGCTAGAAATTACATTATTTAAATTATTTCTTACCATCGGAATATAAGAAGGTACGTCCGTATTTGCCCCTAACATTTGCGTGAATAATCTGTCATAGCGCGAACCTATAACTATGCTCGCAACGGAAAAGCTACTTTGGGTGGTTAGGGTTTTTGAGCTAAATAAAGCGTCTAAACGGTCATTAAAAAACTCCAACGCCAACTTCCCATTCTCCTTCACCAACGCGCCACCCGTGTAAATCGTCGGCTCGTTTGCAGGTGCTGCGGCTGTCGCTGTATTTCCGTTTCCTGATTGGTCCAGCCACTGATACACCGTGCACGTCGTGCCCGTGCAGAAGGTATTGATAGCTGCCTCGTCGATATTTCCCGAACCGTCGAAGCCGATTGTTGTGGTCGTGGAATCCGATGCCCTGCGAATCACCATGCAGTCTGTTACATTGCCGTTCAGCCTTCGCGTTGAATACGCCGCCTCGGCTCCGCTGCCATATGTTTCGTTCAACAACCCCGTGAACGCGGGTGCTGCTGCTACTTCCTCCCATGTCTGTTTGAGACTGATTGGTACAGTTCCGCCCGTCCTCGCTTTGAGGTTTTCAAGTAGTGCCGCCTTTACCGTAGCAAAAGACGCGTCGTCTGCGGGAGCAGGTGTGAACTCAACCCATGTGCCCGTGTCGGGGTCTGCGAACCCTGCGTCAGAATAGTAGATTTTCCTTCTGATAATCTTGCCCGCTGTCGGGGTGTCGCTGCTCGCGCTTTCCGCTAGTCCGTTACCTTGAGCCGTACACGTGAAATACAGTTCTGTTGTTGCCGTCGCTCCTGTTCTAAGTGCCTCCGATTCGGTTTCATACCGCTGATGGAAGTATATATCATCCGTCGGTAACTGTGAACCGGATATATCCCACGATGCACCGTTGTAAGTGAGCAATGAACCAACACCCGCGCCGGTTGTGTTTACGTCGTCTAGGTCGCCTAATTCCGTCGCACCCGCTGCACCCGGTAACCACTTACCCGCACCATATACCAAAGCTTGTCCGAGTGTCGGTGTTCCGATAATTTGAACGTCGTTTAAATCGTCTAACTCCGTCGGTACGGATGTAATGTCCGCCTTTAAATCCAACGCCGTTTGTGTGGCCGTGCTTACCGGCTTATTTGCGTCGCTCGTGTTGTCTACGTTACCGAGTCCAACGTCAGACTTGCTTGCTGAATCGTTTACCCATTCGTCACCGTCGTATCTAAAAAACTCGCCCGTCGAAGGTTGGGAGATAATAACGTCGGTGAGATCGTTGAGGCTGATAGCTCCTCCGTCCGCTGCGTTTATCCAAATGCCATTTTGGTATTTAATCACCTGACCATTGGCCGCGTTGGTGATAGTGACATCGGTCAGAGCTTCAAGGGTCTCTACACCTCCCGTATCCAAGGTAACAACGCCGTCGCCGTCATCGGTTAGAGTGCCGTTGGTGACCTTAATAGTTCGAACGGACTGAACGTCTGTTGACCCGTCAAGGGTGAGCATACGAAGGACACCGCGTCGAGCATATACTACCTCACCGCCTCCAGGAGCAACTCCATCGATTGGAGCATTGCAAGCATCCCACTCGTAAGGGATAGCAACCGATAAATCGAGCAGTACCCCGGAGAGTACGTTCTTCGTCTCTTCTTCGAGTGGTGTAGTAGTTGCATTTACAACCTCATAATCTTGAGCGAACAAGAAGATGTTTCCACCCATTCTGATATCGGCGAGGATATCTTCTGCGCATTGCTCAGAATCGGAGATGGCTTCCTTTTGTGGGATAACCTTTCCTTTCTTGTCGTTAGGTACATCGAGGATATACACCTCAAGGTTGTATGTCTTTGTTCCCGCGTCGTATGTCGCTCCCGTATAAACGAGATGCATCAACGGGAACTCTTCGAACTTAGAGAGGTCTACGTCATCGGGAGAGCCAAAGGAGAAGCTCTTAATGAAGAAGTGATTCTCTGCGAAGATTTCGAATCTCTCGACTATGTTATTGAACGTGATCATGTGCGGCGCGGTCTTTTAAATATGCGAGGTGTTGGAAAACAACTTGGACAGGTAGCGACGTAATCGAGTCCATCTTGAGGACGTTTTCGCCTGCGAGGGTATAGAGGATGTGATACCACCCCCACTTTTCGCCAACCGGGTCGCTTCCTCCGCCACCCGAAGTAAAGAGGACTGAATAGAATGTAGCAGTTCGTTTCTGGTAGTCCAAAAAAAAAGAAGCGTTCCCGATACCAAGTCCGCAGGCATCTCTTCAAACGTAGATGCGTCTTCTTTGGCTGTGTACTTCTTTATCTCGTAGCTCTCTCCAAGCTCATATGTCACCTCTCGGTATAGGATCGCCATCACTTTATGAGCGTTCTTCCAGAAGTCTTCGAGGTAGGTCTCAAGGTCTATCCACTCACCCGCTGTAAATGCGTCCCAATCGGGAATAAAGCCCAAACGCTTTCCGTCCATTTCAAGGACTTTCTCGAATCGTGCAGTCTCTTGGGTGAGTAGGTTGTCGATGTGCTCTCCTGCGGCTTCTAAGAGCTTCTGAGGCATCTTCCGCAGTTGTGCAACGGACTTACCGGAGCAAGCGGATACCCGTTCGAGGGGATTCTCTGAGGTCATCATCACCTGGAGTTCACCGAGTGAGAGGTCTGACCATCTATGAGGGAGCTTGAGTTCCATGTCTTATTAACTTGTTCTTGTTGATTTCCTTACCCGATAGCATACGACCCAAAGTTGGGGTTGGTTTGATTCCATGTGATCCCGTACCTCATCGCATCGATAGCGTGATTAAAAGAATCGACGGGTTCATTTAGTTGCTTGCCGTTCTTGTCTTCTTTCCACTTGTAGTTCCGTAGCTCTCTGATGAGGTTGACACTCCGAGAAGTGACCGCAAGCGGGCGAGAGTGTAGGAATGAGATTCCGCTTCTAATCGAGTCGCGTCCTTTCCTTGCTCCGTGAGTATTGAATCCGTGAGCATGTATCTCGTCGATGCTCTTGGGCTCTGCGGAGTCACAGATAACAACATCCGATCTATCGACTTGATTATCTCGGAGCATTTTCGCAATATCTGAATTAGTGAGTCTCGTCGCATAGCATATCTCATCGACGGCGAATCCGTACCCGTCGGTGTAGATTCTGACGACTGCTGTTGGGTCGTTCGTATATCCGAAGTCAAGCCCGATGTTGAGGAGTTTGTATTCATTTGGTATCTGGTCTATTTCTTTCCAATGGGTAAAGATGGTCGCTTGTGATGCCCCTCTTTCTCCGAGTCCGTAGACTCTCCAGAAGTTCTCATCCACATCTTTAAATCGTTCGATTTCCATGACCACACTTTGCGCAAGGAAGGGGTTGTCCTTGTACGTTGTTTGGAAGAAGTCCGCGTCTTCTCGTGGGATGACTTGTTCATATATCCAATGGAATTCGTCTGATGGGTTGAAGTCTATAATTGTTCGCTCGGTTGTTCTCAGCATCAGCTGCCGCCAGTCTTCAAGGCTTAGTTCGTTACACTCATTTACAAAAAGCACTTCGCGCTTCCGTCCTCTGACTTTTTGCGGTTGGTCTACCGATATAAACTCCACGAGGTTGCCCCATAGTTGATACGTGCCTTCGCTCTTGTTGTGAAGCTCTACGTTATACGCTCCTTCTTTGTTGAGTATCTCGAAGAAGTCTCTCATCGAGGTAGCACGAAGGGCGGGGAATGTCTTACGGCATATGGTGATGACCAGTCCGGTGTTCTTATGGCAAAGCTCAATAAGTGCCGTGAGGATGGAGTACGTCTTTCCTGAACGCGTCCCTCCTTGATGGACTTGGATACGTGCCTTTGATTTTCGAACGTGGTAATATGTCGCGGGAAGGTTACTCATCTAACCATGAGAGGGGCTTCTTCTCTTGTATCTCTATCTCTTGCCGTTCTATATATCCTCGCTTTTTGCCTTTGGTCTTCAAGAAGAAGATAGTCGCTGCGGGGTTGCCTTCCTTCACGAGCTTATAGAGGTGGGATTCTGCGAAGTCTAGGACGCTGTCTTGAATGGAGTCGACCGCTTTCTTGTAGTCCGTGTCAGCCTTCATCCAAGCGTAATGAGTCGAGCGGTCTATACCTGCCACCTTCGCAGCGGTTGAGACAATACCAAGCGACTTCTCTAGAGCTTCGAGCATCGCCTTTTTAAGTGTCGGATTTTGTTGGTTCATTTGTGTCAAATTAAGTTGCTTCTCTGGCTGGTTGCTGTGCGGCCTGTGTAAAGGCCAAAAATGGCCCACGGACGCAGCTGCTCAACTCTATATAAGTCAACTGCCGTTCGGGAAATGTATGCACTGCGAAATGGCTTTCGCCTAGTAGATACAGCGCAGTGTACCCGTGCGGCTGAAAGTGGTGGCTGCATACGTCCAGCACATGAAACCCGCTTTGTTTTAACAGACGGCTGTAATAGGCGTCTAGTGTGCCGGGGTCGGTCTCGGACACCCAGTCTGAATAGTTATGCATCAAAGTCTGCATCGAATTGAATTTTAAGTTGTGGGTATGTTTTAGATATGTCCTTGGTGTTGCCTTTGTAAAAGACCAGGACGTTTTGATGGCACTTACCGACTTTGCGGTTGTTCATGTAGCGGCGGACCCGCTGTGGCAATGTGCCCAGCGGCTCTACCAGAACCATCTCATTGTACAACACCATTCCAGCGTTCAGAAAAATGTCCTTCACGCTGTTGGGGAAATTGTAGTACGCCCCGCCGGGGCCACGCAAATCGCCTACCACAATAAAGGCAAAGCGGTTCGGCTTGAGGCATTTAATCGCCTCGGTGAAGGCTGTGCGTAATAGCTGCATGAAACTGGTGTAGTCCTTTTGGTTGCTGGCATCGTCAGGCAGATCGCTGTACACCTCAAGGTCAAAATATGGCGGGCAACTAAACAGCAGGTCTTGACTGGTCGCGGGTATGTGCTTGGCTACGTTGCGACCATCGTCGCAGATATACCGGCTGCGTCTGCCTTGTAAGCGATTGTTATTTAGGTCCGCTTGTTCTGGGCGCAGTTCTATCCCTGTAAATGTGTTGCCTAGCGCATCGCTCACATACCCAAACACACTATCCCCAGCAAAGCAATCAAACGTCTTGCACTCTGGCAGCGCAAACCAACGGTTCGCTATCTCGGCAAGAACTGGGTCAAGCAAGCTGACGCCGTTGTTTATGTTGGACATTAAGTCGCTTCGCGATAGCGTCCCCTCGCGGCTTTCACCGTGATCTTGTATACGCTCGTGCCACATAGCCTTCCGGTCTTTCCAATATCCCTGCCGGGTATCAAGTACGCTTAAAGGCGGCACTACAAAGGTATCGGTGAGTAGCTCATGCTGTGTGCTGGCTTTATCGGCTTTCTCTGGCTGCCACACATCTAAACCCCATTCGGCCAACTCTACTGCGTCCCATTCGTTAGCAAGTATATCGAAGTCGTTCTCTCCTGAGCTTACGTTGTCCTTGATAATAAACTGTCGGTCTTTGGTCTCTCCCCATGTTGCCATGTAAACGGGTGCTTCTTTCAGTCCTGCGGCTTTGCACGCTTTAAATCTCATATTCCCACCGATCACAACCATCTCCGGATTGACTACGATAGGACGGGCTTCTAGCATCTCTGGAAACTCCTCAATACTCTTCACGAGCTTTTGGAATTTCTCGTCTTTAATTATCCGAGGGTTCGTCGGATTCGCTCTCAGCGTCGAGAGTTTCATTAGCTTGGTTGAGGACGGCTTCAAGGAGGTATCTGAATTCTTCATTATGTACGGCCATTGTAAGTAAAAGAGTCGCGGGATCATCTCCGGCATGGAGACGGAGTACCTGCGAGTTGTCAGTTATTAGGATGAAATTCTTTGCGTGTAGTAATGCTTTACGTGCTGCTCTCATGTCTCGTAATGTGTTATCCGTCCTTCTACATCTCTAGCGACATTTTCTAGACGGTCTCTATCGTACCAAGTTAGATAATCTTCTCGCTTTACTAGGTGTTCTTCTCTGCCTCTTTTCATCATAAAGAACTCCTCCTTCTTCTCTTGCTTTAAGAACTCACGAATGTTGTCCGCTATCTCTTTCCGTTCTGCTTGGGTGTAGCTCATTGCTCTTTGGTTGTGATATAATCAGCCCACATTTTAGCACATACCGCACAGCGTTGTTTTTCGTTGGGGTAGTCTCTGTTTCCGACTACGCTCGTCATGCATCGATTCATGAATTGATACTGGTTCTCTTTTCCGTTGGGTTTACCTATTGGCATCGTTTACTAGTTTTTGAAGTTCCTCGAGCATCCTTCTATTACATGAAGAGCAGCTCGAAGGCTTTTGGTTTGTTCCGGTTGCTTTGGCGTATAGTTTCGCCAATTGTCCGTTCGTTCTGAATTGGTTTTCTGTTTTTAGAAATCTTTGGATCTCATCGATATCCTCGGCCGTTATTTCGGCCTCCCATTTACCAAGCTCGCACGATGCTACTTTGAGCCGTGTCTTTGTCGGCATATGGCATCCGCAGAGTTTGGAATCTGTGAAGGCTTCCGTTAGCAATGGCCCGCATGACTTCGTCGATTGTACGAAGTGTTCGCAGCTCTTGCAGATAGCGAGGCGATCATTCCTCTTTTGTCCGGTGACGAAGAACATCTTTCAGGATTTTTTTTGACTCGTGTATTGAGCGATATAGAACTGACTCTCCAATCCCAGTCCGTCGAGATAGGTCAGCCATGTTCCACCCTTGCAGATATAGTCCGAAGACTGTTCTATCGAACCAACTGAGGCGGTCGAGGATAAGCTGCATTTGTTCTCGTTGGATGGCTTTTGTCCAATCGCTTTCTGTTTCTTTTTCTTCGGGGATAGCATCTATAATCTGATATATCGTTTTGAATTGTCCTCTCGTAGCTTCGTTGTACATGGCTTTGATAAAATACCCTAGTGGGTTTTCATCTTCATCGCTTGGGAAGCGTTTGTCTATACATCGGAGATACGTGTGATGTACAAGGTCGCGCGGTTCAGCCGTCCATTTACGGGCGGTGAATAAGAGTTTTGAGTAGTTCCGTGTGAGGAACTCATCCCATGCCCCGCGACTCTTTAATTTCATCGACTTTTTCCTTGTAGTATTGATACATCTCTTCTAACTCATGGACGGAAAACTTCCGCATCTGGTTGCTTGCTATCAGGATGGCTTCTGCTGTTCCTTTTCCGTGGAACTCGTCGAGCTTCTTTGAAAATACGTATTGCTGCCCTCCGTTCATATTGCATTGCTTGCATTGGAATTGGCAGTTCGTCTCCATCCAACGGGTTGAAAGCTTTCCCCGTGTAATGAAGTGACCGCAGTCGACCTCTTTCCAATGGCGTAGACGATCACAAGTAAAACAGTTTCCCCATCCTTCGTCATTGCATCCACGTAAACGGATGAACTGCGAGAATACCGTGTCAAGTTTCTTCTTTGCTTTGCTTAAACTCATGAAACTTCGGTTTTTCTAAAGATGAGGATGTTTTGATGAATCTTCACAAGTTTTTTACTCTTCATGTTTCCGTTCGCCCTCATCGACGCGCTCGCAATTGGGTTTAATAATATAGCTTCATTGTAGAATTTCATCCCGCACCTTTCAAACGCCTTGATTGTATCGGGAACGAATCCAATGTAATTCCCTTTTTTATCTCTTACCTCTCCAACCACAAAACAAGCAAATCCGCCGTCGGTCAAGAGATTACAAGATTTTTCAATGATAGATTCATAGAGTTCAAGAAATTCTTCATACGGCTTGTTCGATATGTCGCCTTCAAGATCGCTATATACTTCAAGGTCAGCGTAAGGAGGACAACTGAAGACCAAATCAAATTCTTTTTTGAATCCTTCTAGAACATCGTTTGAGTCGCCAACATACCAATTTGGCTGATTGTTGGCCTCTAAGATTTCAATGCCTTGTTCGCGGTTGCTTGCTATTTGTTCTTCTCTTATATCAATTCCGGTGTAATTGTATCCTAGTTTATTTGCTACAATACCGCGAACCGAACCACCCGCAAAGGGGTCAAGGATGCGCCCTCCCTTTGGGCAAAACCAATGATAAAGAACTTCACACAAGGCCGGATCAAAAATGGACGTATAGTTGTCTTTATTGTCGTATCCTTCCTTTTTTGATATGTCCCGGTACAAATCCGTTCCGCTATTTATGGATTTTGCAACGCGGCCAATTTCGCTTTTTATACCAAGTTTTTTCCATGTCTTTTTCCGTCTCTGCCAATTACCCGTCTTCGTGTCTAAAACGCTGAACGGCGGCTCAAT